TAAATGCTTACATGGATGTTAACTTGCTTCAGCCTGAAGCGTTAGCAGTATGTAAAGACATCGACGCTTAATAAGACTGCACGAAGTCTATAAATCGTGTGCCTATGGGGGCTTGATTGTCCCCCATAGGAACTAAATTATGAAAATCAAATTTGTAAAAAATCCTATTGCATTGAATATAGTAAATGTTGTTGGAGATGAAGTTGATTTGGATGATCAAAGAGCCAAGTTTTTGGTTGAGAATGGTTATGCAGAAGAAGTAAAAAAACCAGTTGCAAAAAAGACAACTAAAAAGAAATGATTACCGGTAAGCGTATAATATCACGCACTAATGCAGATACTGATTATATCAGCGTAGCAGATGCTAAAGTGCATTTAAGAGTAACATCAACTGCTGATGACACATATATTAGTACTTTAATAAGTGCTGCTTTGGATATGGCATCGCATTATGTTGGTTTTGAGGTGCGTGAATCTGTATGCAGATACGGTTTTGCAGAATTGGTCGGACAACCGGCAACTGTAAACCCATTAAATGGAAGTCCATTATTGACTGGTAATTATTTGCGTGTACCTTCAAGGGTTATTGATGTGGAAGAGGTTTATTATGTAGATGAAGATAACGTATTAACTGCGTTTACTGATTGGGTTGATGAACCTGAACCATTATCTGATTTTGGAATTAATTTGTTTTTAAACTCATTACCGCCAAATTTAACTGAAACTGAAACCAAGTATGTGGTTGAGGTAACTGAAGGGTTCAGTACACAAGATTTTAGTGCATCATTGAAAATGGCTTGTTTGCTGATGATTGCTCAATACTATGATAATAGGCAAAATATTATAGTAGGAGTGAGTGCTTCAGAAATGCCAAAAGGAAGTGAATTTTTATTGGATAAGTACAAAATAAGCACATTTGCATAATGAACGCTGGAAGATTTGATACACTTGTAGAGGTATGGAGATACACAAGCTCACAAAACGATTATGGAGAGGCTATAAAGACTTGGAGCAAAGTGAGTGATATATATGCTCAAATTGATTATTTAAGTGGCACAGAGAGCGTACAAGGTGAGCAATGGGAAAATAAACAAGGTTTAAATTTAACAGTGCGTTATATGTCAGATTTAACAGTTAAGGATAGAATCAAACATGGTGAGTTATATTATAACATTATAACTATATCTGAAATTAATCGCCATATGTATCAAAAACTTCAATGTAAATCAAGTGAATGATTTTAAAAAATTAGCCAGGGATTTAAAAAAAGTTGGTCAAATAAAAACTGGCGAAGTTAGAGATAAGGTTTTATTGATTGAAGCTGATTTATTGGCTGATCAAATAAAATATAATGCTCCGGCTAATTTTATAAGAAGGGATATTAGTGTAATTTCACGAGGTGCAAAATATCCGTTATCTGTGCTTGTTGGTTTAAATTATAAAAGTGGTTCAATGGCGTCTAATTTGGCTTATGCCTTTGAGTATGGGACAATTGAACGTTATACTAAAAAAGGTGCTTATCGCGGTATATTAGCTCCAAAGCCTTTTTTTAGACCTGTTGTTGATTCCAATCGTTCACAAATTGTAACGAATATAGTAAAGAGATTAAGTAAAATTGTAGAAAATAAACTAAAATAATATATAATATGGCTACTACTGGATTGGTAAACGGAACGCTTATCGCATTATATAAAGATGTAAGCGGTACATTAACAAAAATCGCGAACTTGACAAGTACCGATTTTGAATTAACTAAAGACACTATCGACGCGACAAACAAAGATGGTTCAAACTACAAAGAATTTTTAGTTGGTCTATCAAACTGGACAATGTCTTGCGAAGGTATTTTTGAAGAAGATGGTTCAACAACTAATTTTTCTCCAAAAGATTTATTGGATGACATGATAGCTGGAGATGCTATAACTGTTGTTATGACATCTAACGAAACTGGTGATTTAAAATTAACAGGAAGTGCGGTTATGACTTCTTTCGCTTGGAATGCTCCAGTAAACGATGTAGCAACTTTCTCTTGTTCTTTACAAGGTTCAGGTGCATTGACTGTTGGAACAGTATAATTTGTGATAATTTGTTTTCATGCAAAAAGCCCTTCCAAATGGAGGGGCTTCTTTGTTTTTAGGCTTGTCAAACCTCATGAAGAATAATGTGAAACAAAAATATATTATATTTGCGACATATGGAAATAAAAATTAACGGTAAAACGTATCCTTTGTTTTTCTCAATGCTTACATTGGAGTCAGTTATGAAAGATAACAAAATGATGGATTTTAGTGCATTAGAATCTAATCAGGACATTAGTGGATCAATGAAATTTGCAAGAGATTGCGCGTTTTATGGTATTGCTGCCGGATTAAAAAAAGAAGGTAAGAAAAGCCCATTTCATTCATCTGAAGAGATTGCAGAATTGGTTGAGTCTTTTGAAGAATTACAACCAGCTATTCAAGCGTTTTCTGATTCTGTTACTGGTTTTTTTCAACAGAGGGAAGCAAAGAAAAAGTAGATGATGCTTCCGAGCCATTGACATGGCTCAAGATTAAACAGATAGCATTTGGTGAATTAGGATTTACTCCTGAAGATTTAGAACGCTATCAGCCTGAATATTTCCGAATAAAATTGGAGGGGGTAAGGAATGCCCAAACTCAACAGTTTAGAAATGAGTGGGAACGAACAAGATGGTTGGCAACAGTTATGTTAAGTCCACATGGTAAAAAGGGTAGACCTATCAAGCCAAAAGATCTTATAACTTTTGATTGGGAGAAGAAAGATTTGAATATTGTGGAAGTTGTAACAAAGTATAAAGATATATTTGATAAATTGCGTCCATCATGAAGCCAATAAAGGCAGTTTATTTTTTACTATCTACTGATTCAAGTATTACCGCCAATATATATCCTCAAAGGATTCCAGAGGGTGCGGCTTTACCGGCTATTGTATTGAATCAAATTTCAAGAGTAGCATACGATACAAAGAAAGAGTATTCAAAAAGTGACGAATCTCGTGTTCAAGTTACTATAGTTGCAGAAACGGCAACGGAGGCTTATGAATTATCAGATTTAGTTAGGGATTCAATGAACGCCACGCTTCCAAATACATTTAATACAGTTTTAGTGCAGAATATTGCATTTCAGAATGAGATAACGCTAACTGATGATAATGCAAACGAACAAGGAGTGTTTATGGTTGCTCAAGACTATTTAATTATGTATAGCAATACATCAATAACGAATGATTTATTATTGCTTGAGGACGGTAGTTATTTACTATTAGAGGATAGTAATAAAATATTATTATAATGGTTAAAGATCTTTTAGTACGCATAAGTGCCTCAATGTCGGGGCTAAAGAAAGGGTTAGATGATGCGGTTAAAGTAACTCAAACGTCAGCCAATAAAATTGATAGTTCTTCCAAGCAAATTAGTGATAGTTTAAATAATGCTTTTACTGGAACATATAGAAATAGTATATCAGAATTAAATGATTTAATTCAAACTAATAGAGATAGATTAATTGCAGCAAGAGCTGAATTACAGAGATTACAAGCGGTATTAAGAGGACAAAAAAAAGGTACTCAAGAATTTGAAGCTACTGAAAGAGCAGTTAAAAAAGCAAAAAATGCTGTTCAAGGATATACAAGAGATGTAGCTGAATTAAATGTACAATTAAGAGATCAAAAAACTAATTTAGCAAACTCCAGACTGGCTGCGGAAGATAATTCTTCTGCCATGGAATCTTTATCAAGAATAACTACTGCCGTAACTGGAGCAGTTTTATTATTGGGAGATGGTAATGAAAAATTACAACCAATAATGAAAGGCGTTCGTATTGCAGTTGCTGCGTTAAACGCAGTTGTGGCAATTCAGAATTTAAGGTTAAGAGAGAATGCTTTATTGACTGGATTATCTACAAAAGCTCAAGGATTATGGACATCAGTAACAGTTGGTACTACAAAAGCTATGACAGTTTTAAAAAGTACATTAACCGGTTTAGGTATTGGTGCTTTACTTGTTTCATTATTATACTTGACACAAAATTGGGAAAAGGTTAGAAAAAAAATATCAAGTGTAAATAGAGAAACACAATTAATTAATGATACTTTAGAGGAATTTAAAAAAGCAACAGATACATCAGCTCAAGAATTGGCTAAATTCAAAACTGAAAGTAGTGCTTTATTAACAGTTATTAAAGATAGTAATTCTTCATTAAAGCAAAAAAATCAAGCATATAAGGAATTAACAAAAATAGTACCTGAATTAAATAGATACACATTAAATCAAGCTTTAAATGAAAATAAGATTAATGATGCTATTGGTAAACAAATTCAATTAATTCAATTAAGGGCTAAAGCAATTGCTTTACAAAATACTATTGTAAAGGAAGAAGAAAGATTAATAAAAGAAGGAGAAAAGAAAAAAGCAATTGAAGATTTAAAGAATAAAGGTATACCTATACTTCAAGAGTATAATGAATATTTATCAAAAGGTGGTAATTTATCATTTGAACTTTGGTCTGCTCAAAAAGATGCTATTAGAGGAACTAATACTCAACAAAATTATTTAAATAGTCTTGTTGATAGATATGTAGAATTACAAAAAGAAATTTTAAATATTACTGCTGATCAAAATAAAGAAGATACTAAAAATAAAAAAATAAAAATAAAATCAGCAGAAGATATATTATCATCTCAAGAAAAATTAGTATTAGATGAAATAAAACTACAAGGTGATTTAAATAAATCATTAAAGCAAACAGATGAAGAAAGATTACGTTCTGATTTTATTACTCAAAAAAGATTATTAGATGTACAAGAGGAATTTGCTAAAGAAAGATTAGATGCAAGTGATAAGTCAATAACAGATTTAAATTCATATTATGCTCAAATAGCTAAAATAAATAATGAACGATTAATAAATGAGAAATCATATGAAAATGGATTAAATAATTTAAGAGATAAAGCAATTGCAGAACAAATTAAGGATGAGGAAAATCGTTTGTTGGCTATTGAAGAGGCAAAAGATGGAACTTTAAAAGTTTATGAAAGAGCTTTTGAAAAAGAAAAGGATGTTTTAGCCAAACAATATAATGAAGGTAAAATTGATTATAAAACATATCAAGATGGTTTAAATAAAATTCAATTAGATTCTTTAAATAAACGTAAAGAATTATTAGAGGGTTTTGGTGAAGAAATTACTGGTATAGAACAACAAATTGCGGATTTACAAGCAAAAATTCGGGAAGAGGGAGGTAAAGAACTTACAAAAGTCCAAATTAAACTTATAAAGGATGCTGCAAAAGCAATAAGAAGTGCGTTTAATTCATTGTTAACAGATATTGGTCAAGGATTGCAAGAGTCATTAATGAGAGCAATGCAAGGTACAGATGAGGCTGCTCAAATTTCATTAGAAATTTTGAAAATGCGTCAAAAGGAACTTGAGCAAATAATGAATGATGCACGTTCAAGTGAATTAGAAATATTACAAGCTCGTCAGCAATATTTACAAAATCAAGAGCAAATTGCAGAACAAAGTAAAGATAATTTAACCCAAACATTTGATAGTATGTTAATGGCTATTGGTGATTTCTTAATAAAATTAGGAAGTGGGTTAGTGGCAGCAGCAGTAGCAACAAAAGCATTTCAAGATTTATTAATTGCAAATCCAGTAGCAGCATTAGCTGCCGGTGCAGCAGCAGTAGCATTAGGTACTATAGTAAAAGCAACATTAACTGAAGGAGTTGC